ACGTGCTCGGCAAGCACGGTGTCAGTAAAGTCTACCTTTGTAACAAAGGACTTTACCGTTGCTGGATATGCTGCTGTCACTTAACTTCCTCTCAGACCTAACGGTCTATTTTCTCTTGTTTGTTCCCTATTTACTGTCTTAACTACCTACCCATTGGTTGTATGGGTATGCCCACCAGTAGTTCTTGTTGCTAAAGTAGACTTTAAAGTACTTACTGTGCTCTCTAAAGTAGAGACCTTGCCCTGCAAAGTAGTTATCTTTCCTTCAGCGGTAGTCATTCTAGTCTCTAAACTTTTAACTTTGTTAGCCAATGCAACAATGGTAGATATTAAGTCTACTTCAGTAGTGCCATCAGACTGTTTTACTGTAATTACATGTGCAGTTAATCCAGTTAAAGACACTGTATTAGCCAGTGGCTTAATAAAGATTTTTTTATTTTTACCTTGATTTTTTCCAAACGATCCTATCCATACAGGATAACCAGTATTTCCTCCAACATAGGTAACCCACACTCCTTGACCCACCGTTGGTACATCAACGCTTATGTTAGATGGCTCAAGGGGAAAAATCCAATCACTTACTTCTGTACCAGTAATTTGTGGAACAATAATCTTTAATCTTTTTTGTTTTTTAGGATCAGAGTTGTTTTTAACAATGCCTCTGTATACTCCGAAGTACTCCATTAAATTTCACTAAGATTTATATTTGCTTCTTGAAAACGGAAAATCTCATCCGTATCACCTGTTAAAGTATTTAAGCCAGAACTACCAGACCTGTACAAAGCAGTCACTGTAACAGTCTCAATTCCAGGTGCTTGTTGAGTAACAAATTCAATATCTCGTGGATAAATTTTATCCGCAAAGTTCATGTTTACATAACCAAATCCAGTTAACAAAGCATTCTTTAGGCTTTCTTCTGCTTCATCAACTGTGTAAGTTTCTAACTTTGTGTATTGGAGTGTTACAACCACATCTATGTATGTTGGCGGTTCAATTGTTACCGTTGTTCCTATCAATACTTTATCAGTTAAATATTCTGCAACATCTGATTCAATTCTGTCGTATTCAGCAGTGGGATCGTCATTGTCGTCTAAACCAGGAGCAATGTCTGTATCTTCTGCTGTTCTAGTTGGCGCTATGTAAAGGGTTACTGATGTCCACACCGCAGCAGTAGCATTTGCTTTTCCAACACCACTTACAGAAACGGCAAGATCAGCAAAATCTTTTAGTGTTATAGCCCTGTTTCCAGAACGCAATGCCGACGGTGCTGCAATACGTATCTGTTGATTACTCTCTGGATCAGAACCGCCTAACCCAACAACAGCATTTGTAACAGTAACTACTCCTTGAATTGCGGTAGTTTCTCCTTCAGACAATCCAGGAATATAATCAATAGTATCTAAAGTACTGGTTGAAATATTTCCTAGTGTTCCCCCACCAACCGTATACCGTACTCTTATTTCTGAGTAATTAGTTGGGATTGTTCCAGACACACCGTCACCAAATCTTATTGACACAACATTGCTAGAATCAGAAAAAACTGAATAAACTAAATTTGTTGGACCATAATCTACGATGTGTTGAACTTGGGTCCATTTTGAAAATATATCTCCATCTTGCACAAACACTTCAATAGAACCATCTACTACAGGAGTCTCTCCTAATTCAAAAGACATGTTTGGAGAACCGTCAGAAGTTCCAACTAATTCTCCATAGGTAGTGGTGTTGTCTCCAACTAAAATAACTGATCTACCCTCACCAGCGCTGACGGTGTAACTTCCTGGAGTGTCATCTGTAATGCTAGGAACCACTGCTTCTGCATCTGTTGTAAAGTAAACAGTTTCAGCAGTATCTCCAATTACAACGGTTCCAGTTACAACAGTTCCAGCAGGAATAGTAACGTTTGCATCAGATGAGTTTGAAAAAACCACATCAACCGTTGCGGCTCTATACCCCGCAGGAGTGTACCCATAGGTTAAAGCAATATTTAAAAGACTCTCTCGTTGAGTTGCAGTTGTAATAAAAGATTCATTTGCAACCCTATCAATATAGTAAGACATTAAATCTCCCATATATGCAAAGGCTTCAACTAAAGCAACTCCAAAATCTGCAGGATCTGAAGCGGTCCATTCAGGAATTCTGGTTTGAATTCTGGCAATTAATTCATCACGAAGCGAGTAGTAGTCTCGACCAGTATAATCAATTGATACTGGAATATTAGATACTGGGGCTATGGTCATAACAACTCCTCATAAATAGGTTTAGTACCTTGAATAAGCACCAATCCAACGACGGTACTTACTACTTCGCTGTTTGGTAATCCATAAATTACTTCTACGGTTAATACATTTGAATATTGATCACTTGTTACATTTACTTTTTGAAGACTTAATAGAGGTAACTGCCCTACAAAAGCCGAATTAACTTCTGCAGTTATTTCAGTAACAGCACTTGTTTCTGAATTAAATAATGAATATGGAATTAGTGTACCAAAATTTGGACGCATTACTCGCTCTCGCAAAGTTGTTCCTAAAACGGACTTAACTTTATCAGACCAAATTTTTGATTGAACTTGTGTCGAAGATACTCGTCCATACGGATCAATAGAAAAAGGAAGAGAAATTGCTCTTTCAGCCATTAGTTACCTTTCCATTGTCTTGGAGACACTTTATATCCCGCAGATCTTTGGGATACAAGGGGTGACTTAGCGCTTAGTTTAGTTGATTTAGGTCTACCTTGGGGATTTGTAACCATGTCGTTTGCAATGTTTTTGTACGGAATAGCATCAACACCTGCTGGTCTAAACACACTTGATTTGTTTTGTCCTACTCCGTCTGCCAAACAAGAAAACTCTACTTGGTATCTTCCATCAGCATGTAGATAGTGTTGAACTTTTTTAATAATCCAAAAACCATCACCATGACTTCCAATACCTCTAACCTCAATGGTTCTCCAAGGAGCCATTCTAGGGTCTCCTTGTCCACTTCCAGTTGCAGGTATTGTTAGTCTACCTAGATGTGATGCTGCCCCAGACAGTGACCTAGCCATTGCTGCACTGTTTGCTACAGTTGTTGTTTTATTACTTATAAATAATGGATCTTTAGTATCTTTTCTTAAAGATTTACCAATTTTATTTGGAGATGTTTTTTCAGAAATTAATTTACCAGTTACAGGATCGACTCCACTAACCGTATTTGTGGTTCGGCTGTACTGTCCTCCTTCAATGTAATCTCCAATTTTTGGTTCAAAAGCGTCTAAAGTAGGAGAGTTAAAAGAGTTTGAAGGAGATGTTAACGGATCTTTAAAAGCCATTATTGGAATAGTTGTCATAAATTGATCTATCATTTTATCTATAGGATGAAAGTGTAACTCTGTTCCAGAAACCTGTAGTCCATAACCAATTTGATCTGCAAGTTCATTTAATTTTTCCCAATAAGATTTTCCATTTAAAGATTGTTGTGTAAATCTAGTTGGATGAGAAGTTACCATAGGTTTTAATTTTGTTTTTTTTGCAATATCAATTGCAATTTCTGATGCTGTTTTATTATTCCAAATTTTGTACCCTCCGTCTTTTAAGGGATACGATGCCCCTACACACATAACTTTAACTTCATCATATTGTTGATACTTTGTAGGAAAAGAAACCGTTGTTGTGTAACCCCAAAACGTTCCAGATGCTTTAACATTTTTCCAAGAAATTTTAACTGGCACACCAGTTTTTATTCCTTTATAAATTCCAGAAGTTAAAGTTCTATATTTAATTTCTACAATATCATGTTTACCCATTTCTTGATGAATAGTTATACTTTTTGGTAAAACTGTAATAGAAGGAAAGTCTGGATAAGAAACTTTAAAAGAACTACTAAGTCTATTTTGAAGTTCCGCGTTAAGCATTTGGAATCCTTATTTGTGTTCCTGGCTCAATAGTTTGTGGATTAATAATTTCAGGATTTATATCTAAAATTTGCCACCACAAACCAGAGTTGCCTAAAAATTTAATTGCTAATAGGTCTAAACGGTCTGTTTCAATCCATTCATAAATAAAATAAGACTGTATTAATTCAGGATATTGTCTAAAAACAGTTAGATGATACTCTTGTTTATTTGCATGCCAAGCCTTAAATAACGTTCCATCAACATATCTACTATCTAAAAAAATCATTATCTATCTCCCCCTACTGGAATATCAACATACCTATGACAACTTATTTGCACATTTGAAACAAGAGGAACCATTCGATCATTAAATAACGTGTGGTTAATACTTATGTTTCCAACTCT